AATATACAGTTTCAAAAGAAAATTTATAAAATGTTTCAACATCGGTACCTGCATACCACATGAATATCATTGCTAAGAAGGCGGTAAAAGGTATACCCATAAGTAGTGCGGCTAATGTTGCATTACGTTGTGCAACTGTGCTAACCGTAGCTACGAGTATACCTGATATTACTGCTTTAAGTATGAATTCCATACTTCTATTTAGCCACTAACGTATCCTTCCTTAGGACGATACCAATTCTTTTGATGATATAATTTTGCTAAAATATTTACAATTTCCTTTTTAGTAATTTGATGATCAGCATCACGCTGCAATAGCATGAGTGCATTTTCAATAATTGCTATATCATTCACATCAAGTTTAAATTGGTTATTTGGTTTCATAATCCTAGACTCCACATCCAAATTGGTATTACTACGACATGTAATACTACGCACAAGGCAATCATTAATATAACTATCTTAGGATTGCCTCTGTCGCCATGCATTAGTCTGTACTCAATCCTGATGGACTATATTGTTCGCCGTTATATCCAGGGTACTGACCTTTTTCAACACCAAAGTTGCAACTTGCAACAATCAACAAAAACGCAATAGCGGCATACGTTGTACGTTTGCTCCACAAGATGAAACCGTCAAATGCGACTTCAGCTTGCTTCTGTGCGTCTTTTTTTACCTTACTCATTTACCAATACCAAAGCAAGGCAAATGTGCTGCTAGATTACAATAACGTGCATAGTCTTCAGGACCAACCATTGCCAGTGTCATTAGCACAGGCAAGGCTGTTATCATAAGAACAATAATTAAGAATGCCCAGCCTAGGCCTTTTGTTGTACAATAATAAGTTTTATCACTCATAGGTCAGCCAACAATGCCTTTAGTTTTTTCTTTGACTTGCCACGTACTTTCACATCCTTGAAACGATCCTTTACTTCTTCTGGCTTACCTACAACTACAATGGCAATCATACCCATTGACTTGTGTGGGGAACACTGATATAGATATACGCCTGGTGCGTCAAATGTAATTGCAACTTCTTTGTTAAGTTTTGATTTCTTTGGTGCTTTCCAACCGTCTGGGCCTGCAATGAATTCTACATTGTGGCCTTTTGATGTTGGTACCCATGTTACTGTATCACCTACGTCAATACGTGTGATATCTTCACTGTATACCATCTTAGCGCCATCATCACGCTTGTTCAACATTTCTACTGTTGTATCTTCTGCATATGCATTCGTTGCAAATAGTGCAACGATTCCTGCAACGATTAAATTTTTCATTAGTCATTTCCTTTGTGTTAACTATACTATATAATATAGTATTGTAAATCGTTTGTCAAGTAATTAAATTAAAAATCTGTTTCGATACCGTTGTTAGTATAAGTCTTGCCATTAAAACCAGCATCCATCTTTTCAACGTCTGTCATATTTTCTGAATTGATACGGATTCTAGGATTAAATTCTTCTTGTTTTGTTTCTTTGCTTTTTCTAAATAATCCCGCTAATAACCTAATCATGTGCGATTACCTCTTAAAGCAAAGAACATACCACCTACCCATAACATGACATGGAAGTTATCATATAATATTACATCCCAGAAACTATCCGGTTCACCGATCCAAATAACACCTGTCATGATTGAACAAATTGTGATTCCACTGAAGCGAGTAATCACATCTCCGAATTCTTTTATTGTGTTTTTGAATCCTGCTAATAAGCCGCCGACGAATAATCCTACTCCAGATCCTATCTCGCCCAATACAACAAACGTCCAGACTAATAATGGAAGTCCAAATGATGTTGCGGAATCTATATCAATAGGCCACTTAGCGAGACCTTGTTGTAGAAATACAATAGCTAATGGTATGCGTAAGAGCCAATGACTCATACAAAATTCTGGTATCTTACTTGTTATGTGTGTTATTTTCATACATATACTTATCGCTGAAGTATGACAAATTTTGGGTATGTACGTGCGATAAAAAGTAGCAGTTATCCGATAATGAAACCCAATGGAGCAGATCCATCTGTAAAGTTTTGCAAATCAAATTCTAATTTTTCAATCAATGCATCTGCTTCTGCTTTCATTTCTGCGCCATTTAATGTTACACCGCCTTGAGCGCCGGGTAGTGCTGAGAACTTACCACGGGCTTCGCCTAACATCCGTTTGCAGTATGCTAATGAGTAATCACGTATCCAAGACTTTAGATACGGGTCTTGCATTAGTTGGTCTTCATTGCGCTCTAAATGAACATGCAATAAAACGGTCTGATCGGCTCTCATTCTACGCAAGAGTTTTAGTTTCTTTGTTACTGGATTCCAAATATATTGAATTTCTGTAGCTGCAACTCGGGCGATTGTTTCTCTATACTGAGCAAACATATCATAAGTTGCGGCGCCACCAATATTATTGTTAACCATAAAGTAAGAGTTAGCATACGCTAATTCAAACGGATCCATATCAACGCCGCCGGACACACCATTACCAAAAGAACGATTCCATATCCGTTTCACTTCAATGATTTCTTCTGGCAAAGAATACTCTGCAACGTCTTCTTTTAATTCGATAGCATAGAAATCTTCTTCGACTGAATTCTCTGAACGTTGTCTAATCTTAGATACAGCAACATCTAGTGCTACATCATAGTGTTCTGGATCAAGTTCAATATCAATCATACCGTCACCTAGCAACAGTCTGATTTCTTTGATTACATCATTTCTTACTTTATTACGATTTTTAGGCATTAATAAATCTCCGATACACAGTATTTATCAAATTTATTAGATATGGAAAACCCACGCTTAAAGCGTGGGTAATCTAACTGATTTTTAAAGTGGGCGTGTCCAATGATCAATCCATGACATTTCGCCATCTGCTTCTTCTAAAAGACAAATTGTTGAAAATCCTTTTTCTTTTGGCAGTGTTTCATTAAAGTAAACTTTTGTATGCCAATAAAGGTTTGGACTATCATTTGGTCCTGGTACCAGCATTTTATCTTGGTCTAAGTGACGTACAACTACATTGCTTTCGATATTCAAACCTATTGATGCAAAGTGGTCTTTTAGACCTGCTACTGCAATCTTACGTCTTTCATAATCTCTCTCGTTTAGAAATTCTAAAACAATAGCACCTGTATTCGTGCCTTCTTTAAAATCATAGAATGCAGTACATGCGTAAATAAATTCATCAATAATTTTTGCATGTTTGTCATTTGGATTATTTTCAAGATATAGTTGGCGCTGACGCTTCATAATTGATGCAGCGTTATCTTCTAATGGATTTTCATCACGTAGTTCTTGTGAAACTTCCACTTCATAATATAAAAATGTTTTGCTTGCCATTTGTGTCTCCCGGGTATATAGACAAATTATCTGTAGAACCGTCATTCTACACTAGTATTTATCTATTATTGTCAGAACTAAGGATTGGTGCGCCAGAAATAATATTATGTGGATTATAGCCTTTTTGTTCAGGTATATCTTCAAAAAAGTATTTACGTTTCTTCCAAAACAAATTGCGCTGGTCTTCAAGGTCCGTTATCTTTACATCAGAATATTCTTCTATGAATGTCTGTTCAATATCATGTGTATCTTTTAACCAAGCGATGAAGTTAATTCTGTGTTCTTTCCACTTGTTCAAGTCTCTTAGGTTTACAAATTGTAAAGTGAATGCAAACTTATTTTTATTCCAAACATAGATAGCAACATCATCATACTCTCTACCGAATAATAGCTTACCGCCAAAGCAGTCAGTCTCTTGTATGTATTGGTCTAACAACATTTTTAGAATAGAAGTACCGGGCTCTCCCCAATACAAATCTTTAATATCTTGAGGAAACTGAAATTCTACGAAAACAAATCTTTCATTCATTAAAACACCTTTAGTATTAGTATATTTTCATTGAAACGACCATTCATTTTTGTCGCTACACTATTAACGCTTTCAAACTCTTTCTGTAAAGCCCGCTTACTAACTTTCTTGAACTTAGAAACTTGCTCAACTGGTTTACGCATTGTCTTTTGAACACTCTTAGATTCATCAAACCCAATCAAAGTCGTTCCTTTGAATGAAAGACTACTATGTGCATCTGGATAATAGATACCAAGTTTACGGTTCTTAACGTTATAAGTCATAATCGCTGCCGCATCTAAACAATCAATTGGTTTGATAGATACACTTGTAGTTACCTGATCCTGTTTTGCATATTTAACTTTAGCAACAATTTTATCTTTACTTTGCGGCTTCTTTTTACGTGGTGTACGATTAACTTTACTTTCTAACATAATCATATCACAAGCATCTAATATATTTCTATATAAATCATGCACTGCTTTAATCTGTGGTTTCTTTAGATGTGCATAACCTTCTTTAAGTTGCTCGTAATCGTCTTTTTTAGCTTCACTCATACGCTTAGGCGGATTAAGTAATTCATCATACTCTTTGAATTCTAGTTCATAAAATGACTTAATAAACTTTGCATGATTTCCTTTAGCTTCTACTTTACGTAGCATTTTAACAGCATCAAACTTTTTAAGAGTTGCAGGCTTGTAATCAAAATCATCAATAAAGTTATCTATTTCTTCTGCCATTTCTGCTGACTTGTCACGTAGTAACTGTTGAATTGAAGGGCGAGGTATATCTTTTTTCTCTTCCTCAACTTTCTTTTCGTGCTTGATGTTAGAACCACGTTCAATAATCTCTACAAGTTTTTCCTTCACGTAAACATCAGCATCTTTCATACATGTCGATGAAACACCTGGAAGAGTTTCAAGATATTCGATTAAGCCATCATGATTAGTTGGCATTCCTTTAGTTAGTGCCCGACAATAACCTGATGTAATTATAGAAATCCAACTGTCTGGTACTGCTTTTACTGCCGCAATATCAGTATTTGTATATCCATTATTTTTCATCCAAGTGAGGACCCATGGTTTGCCGTCTTTTGGACTATAAAAGTAATTATAATAAAACCCTACACGACAACGTTCTTTATAATATTGTTCACCGGTAAAATCCTCAGCATAAGTCCAGTCTGGTTCTGGACCTGTATATTTTTCATCTACAAATTTAGGGGTACGAGGCTTGCTTGCTTTCTTAGTAACTTTTACTCTTGTCATTTTTCTTTTAGTCGCCACTGTCATGTGTCCTCCTATTCACTCTATTTACGAATCATAATACAATAATTACAGGAAATGTCAAGTTTTTTCTACTTTTTAACAAAATCTGTATTTTCATCAAGTTCCTGTACACGTTGAATAATATCAGATTTTAAAGCATTTATAAGAAGTGCTGAACGAAATTTATCTGAATTGTTTGGCATTGTTGAGTGTAGAGTACGTCCATCATACATCAAAACATCACCAGGAGTTGACAAAAACTGCTGTCCTTCAGTAAGTAATCTATCATTATAATGATCACGGTTTTTTTCTAAATCGTTATAATCTATTTGTTCTCTATATGATCCTGGTAGATATGCAGTTGCTCCATTCTCTAATGTAAATGTATCAAGAGGAATAATAATCTGCACACCAAGAGTTTCATCTACTTTTGAAAATTCTTCAAATCTATAGGGAGTGTCAATGTGAGCATACACTTTGCTTGAACTAGGTCTTGTGGTGATACAATCAACTACATGGATGTCCCACTTTTGATGACCGAATAAATGATTAATAGACGAAGACAACATCCAAACAAGAGGTTCCCACATTTCTCTAGGAGGCTGAGTAGTCCACCACACATCATATTCTCTTTCACCATCATGCTCACTATAATAGTTTCCATCTACACCATTACCACGGTGATATCTCTCTGGGTTTGTAGCCCATAATTTGAACTGTGAAATTGTTGTTGGATTTATTACACTGCGTAAAACTGCTGTTCCGTCAAAATTCATTAATTTTCTCCATACGTTATCTACACTATAAGATAAATACAGTATAAAGTCAAGGAAAAAAACATGCCAAGATTAAGTTTATGGAACCCACGCAAAGGTAATGACTACAAATTCATCGACAAGATGGTAAAGGCTCATTTTGAGCATGGTGGCACTGCGTTATTGGTTCACAAATATATAGGTTCAGTTGACGAAAGTGACGAAAATTATGATCCGGCAAACCCTCCTATTCAGGATTTGCTATTCATGGAGAATCGTGATAGACGTTATGAGACAACCATTTTCGAATTACGTGGTGCTTACACAGTAAGCGACCAAGACTTTGACTTGTCTCAATTTGGCATGTTTTTAGGATCAGATCAAAACATCTTTACTGTACATATCAATGATATGGTAGAACGACTAGGTCGTAAACTTATGACAGGAGATGTTATAGAATTACCACATATGCGGGACGACTTACTACTAGATGAAGATGCCGCAGCAGTAAATCAATATTGGGTTGTACAAGAGGGATCAAAAGCAAGTGAAGGCTTCGATCCCGGATGGTGGCCTCATATTTGGAGAATACGCTGTAAGCAACTACAAGATACACAAGAATATTCAGATATCTTTGGCACGGGTGAAGAAGCCGACGATTTGAAAAACATTCTTTCTACATATAACAAAGAACTTCAAATCAATGATGCTATCGTAGAAGAAGCACAAGAAAATGTACCAGGTAAGTATTATGACTACAGAACAAACAATCTACAATATGCTGAACAGGCGAACCACCCAGATGATGTTGACTATGCAACTGTAGAAAGCGGTTCTAAATTTCCAATGTATCCAGATGATAATTCATACTTCTTACGCATTGATTATAATCCTGCTAGATTATTTCAATACAGAGACAACAGGTGGTATAAGATAGAAGACGATGATGGTGCCTGGGAAGTTGGTCATGCTCTACATCATAAGTTTATTAACAACGATGGCAAAGTTGTACTTGATGATGGAACAGAGGTCACGTCCAAAGTCAATCTTTCAAAAGCAGTTAGACCTAAGGTGGATGAATAATGTCAGTTAAGCAATCACATTTTTATGATGAACAAATAAGAAGATACGTTCTACAATTTGTACGTATGTTTAGTGGCTTTTCAGTTAAGACTGGAAAGAAAATGAATGACGGTGTATCAGATTATTACATTCGTGTGCCTGCAAGATATGGTGATGTATCTCGTATGGCTGCCACAATACTCAAAGGCAATTCAGAAAACATCGTAAACTCTGCTCCTTTCATTGCGTGTTGGATACAGAGTGTTCAACCAGATAGAGCAAGAGTACAAGAACCATTCTTCTCAGATAGTGTAAGTGTAAATGAAAGACGTTGGGATCCAGAGACTAGTTCATATACTGATACAACAGGTCCTAAGTATAGCGTAGGACGTCTTATGCCAGTTCCTTATCTACTTAATATGCAAGTAGATGTATGGACATCTAATACAGATCAGAAACTACAGTTAATGGAACAGATGTTAGTACTTTTCAATCCAGCACTTGAAATACAACAAAACGATAATCCAATCGATTGGACTACTATTACAACAGTTGAACTTACAGACATTCAATGGTCTAGTAGAGGAATCCCAGCTGGCATCGAAGATCAAATTGATATCGCTACTATGTTC